GCCCATTTTTTTTGCCAGCCCCTGTCACTCCAGACGTTGCCGGCGATAAAAGCGCCTGCCATCAGCAAAATAAACACCAGTTGCAACCAGTACCTTTTCAGAAGAGCAGGTAACAGATTCATACCAGCACCGATTTTGCTTTTTCAAAGCGCTCTCGCCTGTCACCGATGCCGTTCTGCCCTCCGTTAATGATCTGCGTAACGCGTACCAGGTCGCCGGAGTATTTCAGACACCCTCTAGTCACAAAAAACCACGCTGCGGAACGGGCGGCATGACGATCCAGTTCAAGCTGTCCCGGATTCGCCACCAGATCCAGTTTCAGGGCAACGCCGCATCTGGTGTAATTCTCCAGCCCGGTAATCTGGATAAGCCCACGCCCGCGATACTTCCAGCCATCTCCGGCGTCTTTGTTACCCATGCGGCCACCGTAAACCAGATTTGCTATTTGCGGCTGGTGGGCCACCTGCTTACCATCGACACGCCCCAGCATTTCACACTGATACGGCGTCAGGCGTTTACCAAACGTCTTCTTCAGCGCCTCCACTGAATAATTGAAGCTTTCCTTCAGAACAGTAAATCCTGCTGATTCATGTCCCGTTTGTGCAATAAACATGACCTGATCGAGTGGCGCAGTAATACCGAATTCGCTCATTGCCGCATCAATGTGTGGAAACCAGCGCGCAGAAAGCCCGGCGCTAATACCAGCCGCCTGCTGAAATTGTTGTTGATTCATCAGTGCCTCAGTGCATCGACCAGACGCGCCACATTACCGCGAGCCCACAGCACAGCGGCGCAGATAAGGATATTCACCATCACCACCAGCCAGTGGGATGATTCATATAAACCAAAAACAAACCGGAAAGGGACGCTGGCATATACCAGCACCATGACATAGGCCAGTAACGAAATCAGGGGGCGGTGTGTCGCATCACCGCGTCGGTAAAACATCAGAACGATGACTATTACCCCACAAATTACGGCATTCAGAACTGCAGAAGGGTCATTTGCTACCATCTGATCCCCCTCCCCTGATACGAGAGAGAATACTGAACAGAGTGTTCAGATCCTGACTGTTGAGAAAAGTGAGAAACTTTATACACATTGCAGAAATAATTACTGCGCCAAGTGCATCCAGTGGTTTTTCATAATGCGTTATTGCCGCAAGCTTAGTACCTATCAGCCCGGCGCCAAGCACTCCCACAATAAATGATGTAATAAAATAAGCGACCAGCCTGATGCGTCCGATGTTGGTTGCCGTGGCGACATAAAACACCGCGCCAGCAAAAGCACCGAATACCACACCATAATCGGTTCCGGTTGCCAGACCGAATACACTGGCCCCCATTAATCCACCAGCCAACACTGTCGCACTGGATACAGGTTCGGACATTCATCCCCCTCTGGTTGTATGGGTCCTCTCAGTTATGAGGGGAAATAAAAAAGGCTGCCTGATGGCAGCCCTGATAAGGTTGAAATCATTTAAACTGGTGATTGTAACGGTCCGGAAAGTACTTCTGCTTCGCCGTTATGGCAGATATCATCTCCCCTTGTCAGATGCCAGACACCGACAATAAGTTGTCCTGATTCCAGATCGTCAACTGTGTCATTCGTATAGTATGCCACCTGAACAACACCGTTATGCTGAATCCAGTAATACCCTTCTTTCATTCACACCTCCGCAAGACTAAGCAAATAGTATAAGGCGAAGCAGAAAATTCCGCGGTGCAAGAAGCCACAACTCAAATCCTGTTGTACAGGCTGCTCTTTCCAGTCATAGCCTCACCACCGATAGCTCAGATGGCGCAGTGTGTGATGAAAAGGGTCAGGCTTCACGGGCTGGATTTATCAACAAAACACGTAGCGGATGGTGCCTGAAAAAGAAAAAGGCCACCGAAGCGACCTAATGAAATTGGTAATGTGGATACTGCCAAGTTAAATCCGTTAAAGCCTATTAAGAGATTCAGCCTGTATTTCTTGAAGTACCGCTGCCGGCGAATCAGCCTGTACGATTCCCGAGAAGACACAATCTGGATCATTAATCATGTGCCTGGACTTCGCTCTCTTTGCCTGATTCCGGTCCGAAAACTCCTCGGAAACATTTAAATGCTTACCCGACGACATCCCTTTCGGCTTGTATTGAAAAACGTAATAGAACCCCATATCGCCCCCTGTGATTTGACACCAAGGGAATATACCACCAAAAAAACAAAAACCCCGCCGGAACGAGGTTTGTTATGATTTCGTTAACGGTAGACATACAAAGCCCATCGTTAGGAAAATCCTAACCATATTTTTTGAAATATGCAAGCATTATGTCGCCATCTTCGTTGAAAATCTTTCATCTTGTCACCTTTCTTAATTGCGCTTCTGCATATGCTTCTTCCTGCCAGCATTTTGTAACCAGTTTATCAATGACGTTCGCATAACCTTTGTACCACTGATAATCCGTCAGATCCGGTACCAGTTTCTGGACATGGTGCCGCGCCAGTGTGGTTGGTAAACGACTAAACCGGTTTCCATTGCAACGCCCACAAATCTTATAAACAGGCGCGCCATGAAGCCGGGTTCTTTTTTCATCCAGGACAATACCTTTACCCTTACACCCTCTGCACACCGTGCTGACTTCTCCCTTACCATGACAATGCTGACATAGTTCCTTCTCCCACTCCTCTTTGATGACGGGTTCACCATTTCTGGAGTGTTTCACCACTTCACGCAATACATGATGAAATCCCGTACCAGCACAATGCTCACAGCGAGCCTTGCTTGCAGCAGATCTGGAATAATCAGCAAATGCAAAATTCACGAGGTAAGGAATAATCTGTAACCGAGTTTCTTCACTCAATTTATTCAGTGTCGGGTTATCCAGTGCCATCGCGTAATTAATCAGCCCTTCAATCGCGAAGTCAGGATTCTGAACACCAACTTTTGCCAGAAATAAAGCAAAACCCAGTGGTGCTTTCGATTGCACCATCCCCTGCGCCGCCATTACATCCGTAATCGTCAAAGATTCGGAGGCTGTCGCCGGAGCGTCATCGCTCAATTTTGGAGATTTTGGTGAGTAATATTTTGGTAAGGCTTCAAGGTTCATGCGTGTTCTCCATTTACGCCAGCACGCCAATTGCCAGCGCGCGATCGATAAAACGAAATATCAACTCCAGTTGAGAGCCGTATTTCTCTTCGAATGCCACGGTGTCCGCATGTAACTCATTGTGATGCGTTCTGCACAACGGCAGCACAAAGAGGTCATGCGCCTTTGTTCCCATCCCTCCCTGACCGTGGCCTATCAGGTGGTGCGGATCATCCGCCTGCTTCCCGCAGCAGGCGCACGGCTGGGATTTAACCCAGCGGGTATATCTCTCATTGACCCATCGACGGCGTTTCGGACGTAACATGAAGCTTTCCGGCGATTCCGGATCAACCCTGAGCGCCAGTACCTTTTTCGCCTTATCCTGTACAATGCTGGTGGCCGGCATCGAGGGAACAATTTCACTTTCACGGGTAGCTGACTGGACAATTGCCTTCGGCATCCTTAATGCTTTTCTCGCAGCGCTCTCCGGCAAGACTTCTGCCAGGTCATTGCGTACCATCCACCAGCACAGTTCCGGGAGAGTAACTGCGTGCATATCGTCAAAACCCAGATCACGACAAACAACCGATAAAACCCATTTTGTCGTGTTCTCCACAGCTATTGATTTCAGCCGTTCCGTAAACTGTTCGCGCAGCAGGTTATCGCAGTGCCAGCACAGTCGGATTGCCCCCGGAGCGTGGCGCATGGTTGTCATCTGTTCGCTGTGCCAGTCTGAATGCGGCCACTGACAGCCATTCCCCCGGAGTAGCCAGCTTTCCAGACTATCCAGACCACCAGCACGATAGATAACCGACTCATTACAGAACACATCACGAACAGCAGGATCATCCGCCAGCGGCTGTGATACCGCCGGGACCGCGCCGCAGGCGAAAGATGAATATTGCTCCGGCTCTGGTTCAAGCAGAACACGCCCCTGCATAAACAGGGGCATCAGTTCCGATCCCGGCCTGAACAATACAACGCCCATACGAGGAGCAATTTCAGGGGTCAGTAACGCTCTCACGATCACCTCAATGAACGGTATCGAGCAGCTTCAGCAGCTCAGGAAATTTGGACTCGAAGAAATGCGGCTGCGTCTCGCGAGGGTTTGCCGGGCTGGTGATGTTTTTGCCAAACATGCAGCCTTTCGCCGTCAGCGACCAGAATTTTTTAATGCCGTTAATCGCGGAGCGACTGTAACGCTCACGATGTTCAACAACACCCAGCTTTGCTAACTGCTGATACGCCTGATTAGCCGTCATCCGGATACCATGCTGTTTTAACAGCGCGCTCAGTGCCAGCGTCGGGCGGCTTGAACCATCCAGCGCGCCCGCCGGAGCATCAATGGCATATTGTGGCGCCAGGTTAGGTAGTCCCACTGCCTCCTGGAGTTTCTGACACGCGCCCAGTACCGATGAATTGGACAGGTTTAACTCTTTGCGCATAAAACCCAGCAGAATCACCCCCGCCTGCATCTTATCGGCAGCCATACCAGAAGATGTTTGTGGCGCACTGGTAATCCGATCGAACGTGCGGATCACCTTGAGATGGAAAGACGGGCTGATCCACATTGCATAAGCAAACACCAGTTCTTTGCATACGTATGTACCTTGTTCAGCACCACCGCGAACAGTATTTACTGGAGCACGTACCAAACTTCGGGTATCACTACCGCCCTGAAAAAATCTAACTGATTGATTTTGTTCCGAGGATGGAATTCCGCCCTCGGTGAAAAGTTGCTCAATCAGCTCACGGGTTTGCTTATTATCAAGCCAGTACTTCGGACGGTATTTCTGCTCTCCACCCGCAGCCCGGTGCAAATCGTTAAGACAATAGCGCCCATGAGCGTCGCGGCGAACTTCGATACCATCAATGACCATTAAATTATTCATGCTTCTTTCTCCATTTTCAGGCGGCTGCACCCGCCCCTGTTTCTAGTTTCGTGATCGTGATTTCTACCTTCCCCTTCGGGAAAACTGGTCCCCACTCCACCAGCATTCTCTTTACCTGGCTGTCGTCCTCCCAGACTCCTGCGTGAGTCAGTGCGTCGAACAGCGCCTTGTTGTAGTTATCCAGATCCCTGATCCGCTTGTCTGGCGGATACAGGATGATTTCTACCGCTGCATGGGTTGATGTCGGTTTCGGCAGTCGGCGAAGTTGCTCAATGATGGCGGCACACGTTGCGCTCCGAAATTTGCGTCCCGCCACACTTATCAGGCTCTTTCCGGCAAACGGTCCTTTGTTGGGATGACGCCAGTAAGTGTTCACGCTCGGCGGAAATGGCAGGGTCAGCTTCATACCGCCACCTTCCCGACCAGGCGTTTCGCTTCGCGGGGGATCTGCGCCAGAAACGCTTCGCCACCAGCTTCAAGCTCATCACGCCCGATATAGCTGATCGCTGGCCCTTTCCAGGTTTTATCGAATACAGCGATCGCCCCCGCAAAGAAAGCGCCGGTAGGCACCTGTTTTTCATCTTTCGGGATAAACCATGCCGGCAGTTCGAAACCAATTCGGCCACGAATAAACGCGATATGGTCTTCATCTTCCGGCCACCATACTTCGCTGGTGGCAGCTTTGATCAGGAAAACATAGCGCCCGCCCTTATCCCGCATAGCGCTGGTATGCCTCATGATGTATCGCATACCTGTGATGTATTGCCCTTCGTGCTGGCTGGCACGACTGTAAGGAGGATTACCAAAAGCGGCCCCGTTGAGTTCAGCCAGACGATCCGCCCAGTCATGCGCCAGCGCGTTATCTTCCGCTGTGTAATAGTCCTCACATTTGGCGTTTTCATCGTCCGAGAAAAGATCGAGAACAAACGGACCAAACATGGCATTTATGCCCCAGTAAATGTTGTCCGGCGTGCGCCACTGATCGCCGACTTCTTTCAGTTCGTGTGCTGATTTGTTGCGCAGCTCTGCCAGCGCCTGGCAATATTTATTGCTCATTAAGACCCCACATAATTCCCTGACAGATACCACTCACTACCTGATGCAACATACTTTCTGCTCTTCCGCAAACACCGTTCACGGCGCGCCAGAAAGGCGCTACGTTCCGACGGGATATGACTCTCCCGGAATGCCTCCATCCATACCGTAGCTGCACGACGGAACAACCCTCCCGACTCCAGTGTTTCTGCCTGACGTATCAGATGCATAATCACCTGCGGGTCGTTGGTTCCGACATAACAGCTCCGCACAGGTTTAGTCCCGATATCTGGCTCCTGATCCGGCTGTATGTCTGTCTCAAGAGCAAAATGCCTGCGAGTTTTACCTTCAAAGCGATGAGCAACACGCCCGCACTGGCGTAACTTTCTTGTCGACTGCAGGACGCTTTTACGCGGGAAATCTGCAAAAGCATTCGCTATATCGCTGGAAGTACATCCCGGATGGGATTCAATGAATTTCTGAACGTCTCCCATAAGACTCATATCACCCCCTGAACCCTGTCGGGATCTGGCTGTAATCCACATTCCCGTAGCTGGATTTGAACATTGGATCTTCACGGTTTTCGAAACGTCCGCCGATGGGCGCGGACAAACGCAATGACAATTCATCCCACTTTTCCCGGAGCTTTGAGGGGCTGAGAATGTTACGGCACCAGAACGGATCACGGCTGACCCGGCTGTACATTTCGCAGATCTGTTTGTGGGTACGCCCGTCCTGAGCACACATCAGGCGAATTTCATTTGCCCAGACGGTCCAGTTAGGTTCCTTCGGACGAACCAGCTCGCCGTCACTCTCCGCGGCCTGTTCGTACAGCGCGATGATTTTTTTCCAGATCCACTGAGCGCAGGTCAAATCGTCCTGCGTTCCCCACTGACGCTTTTTAGGGCTGAACACAGCGGCATCCGGATGACGGGTTAAAAACTCCTGGTCTCTCATCTGCTGGTCCGGTTGCGAAGCGTCCGGACAAGAAAGGGTTTTATTACCTTGTGGATCTTGTTTTGATTTTACTGACGGATCCCCGCCAGATTCTGACGGGTCAAAACCGCCGTTTTTGCCAGATTTCGACGGGTCAGATTTTGATGGGTCAGATTCTGATGGGTCAGATTTTGACTGGTCAGGATCTGACAGGTGAGCAAATGCAGCCGCCTGCAGCTTTGCCACATTTAGCTGATAAACATTGGAGGCATTACGGTTTCCCTGACGTCTGGCTTTACGTGATAACCAGCCGTCAGCTTCCAGTTTTGCTATCGCCGTTCTGACTGTACTTACCCCGGCCCCAAGCTGACGAGAAATTGTCTCAATGGATGGCCAGCAGACCCCTTCGTCATTGCTGAAATCAGCCAGGCGAGCCATGATAGCCACACTGGATAATTTCATTCCCGAAGCTGCACAGGCATCCCATACATAGCCTGTTAATTTAGTGCTCATGCTCGCCCCCTATTTCCCTGAACTTGCGCTGGAATTGCTCGAGCGGGCTAAAGCACTCATGTTTATATCCTTGCCGCAGATAGATAACGCGTTGTGTTTCCGGTTCCCAACGGATAACCCGGACTGGGACGCCACGGTGATCTTTGAACCATCGGTTAAGTTTTCGCATGAGAGTTTCGCCCTCCGGTAGAACACCCCCACAATTCCTTTAGCTCTACTGTGGTTACAGGGAACCCAACGACCTGATACCATCCGCTCATACCGAAACAACGGGAAACCAGGAACAGGGATTCCCCGTAGTTGCGGTAATCGGTTATTTACCGTTAAACTGTTCATGCGTTGGTTTTCTCCATAAAATTTGACGCCACGGCGCCCGGAGCTGCACACTCGCGGGCGTCACCCTTTTCTGGCACGCAAAAAACTCTGTATACCAGTGTCGAATGCTGTTGCAGCTTTGCTATCGCCTGATACAACTCCTCATCAATCACGGCTTTTTCATGTGGCTCAATAACGCCATCTTCGATAGCCACCCTGATTTGCTGGGAATAACTGGTGATCTGCTCAATCGCTTCCAGCAGGCGCTGATTAATATCTGCGTTATCCACTTCTTCCATATCTGCCAGCGGAACAAAAACGCCACCTGATGCCCTGGCTACTGAATGTGCCAGGTGATAGGTTCCTCCGGCACGTTGCAGTACCAGCGCCCACCCAATCGGGAAGATTTGATCACCACCAGTACGCAGGCGGTTAAACAGAGCATCTTTGGTGACATCCAGCCATTCCGCAGCTTCTTCATAACCGCCATGCAGACTGGAAATCGTCTTTTTAATCGCAGCCACCAGCCAGCGGGGCTGCTTTTCAACTTTCCATTCAGGTTCATGTCCCACGGATCTACTCCTTCTGCTGTGGTGGCGGTCAAATCGCCGAATCACTAAGCTGATATCTGTTTGGATACAAAATTTGCATCTCGCTAATTTCTCCGGCGTAAAATTGAGCCAGGCGCTCAGCAAGCTCTGTTGAAGGAGCCTGCTCGCATCTTTCAACCCGGCTTAATGTTGCAGGATCAACCTGAACCACTTTAGCGACGTGCTGTAACGTATAACCATGCGATTTCCGCAATTTTCTCAATGGTGATTGCATAAAACCTCCTTCTTTTGCGTATGTCGCATGTTATTTCATACAACAAACTTGCGCAAGTTGATTTGCACAATGCGCAAAAAATTAATGTAATGAACGCATGAATATAGGAAACCGTGTCAGACAACTTCGCCGCGCGAAGAACATGAAAATTGCTGAGCTAGCAGAAGCCATCGGCGTGGATGCCGCAAACATCTCTCGTCTGGAGACTGGCAAGCAAAAGCAATTCACCGAACAAACACTTTCTAGGCTGGCTGACTGCTTAGGTGTTGATATAGCAGAACTCTTTACCTCAGTCTCAAAA